ATTATATTACCACAACCTGTTAAGAAACTAAATCTAATCAATGTAAAACAACACATATTAACATTTTCGGGTGATATGATTAAGATGAGAACTTATCCGCCTGATATGAATCGTTTGTTAGAAACATTGGAATATGATGTAATATATTCACATTTGCCAGATTGGCCACAAGTTGGTAGATACAAAAATGATTTCAATACAAAAATCATTGGATATTGCCATTGGTGGGAAATGAAAAGTTGTAATTCGGAAGATAGAAAAAATAAATGGAGATGGATGCCAGTAGAATTATTGGGAGTATCTCAAATGGAAACTTGCTTTCTGAATACTCAAGAACAAAAAGATAGGGTTTTAGAAGAAGCAAAATTGTGGTTTAATGATTTGTTTATTCAAAAATTAAATAATATATTAGTGGTTTGGAATTTGGGAATAGATGATACTAAAATCATCGATACACCAAAGTCAAAAGAAAAAGTCATTGTATTCAATCATAGAGCAGCTGCATATAAAGGATATCCATCTTTTATTAAGTTGATGGAGGAATATAGAGAACGTAGGCAAGATTTTAAAGTATGGGTGCCACAATTGGATGGTAAGCCTGAATTTGGATGGATTGATAATACCAAAGTAGCTAAGCATGATTATTATAAAAAATTACAATCTTGTTCGGTTGGTATTCAGATGAGACAGACTAATTATGGTTGGAGTGTAGCAGCTACCGATTGTATGATGAATGGAACTCCTATGATATTTCAGGAATCAGATTGTTACAAAGAGATAGACCCGAAAGGACTGTTTTTTAAATATAAAAAGGATTTGTTTGATATGCTTGATAAAATATTAGATGATGAAAATCATAGATTAGAGTTATCAACAAAAGCAATTGAAAGAGCAAAGGAACTATCTGAAAATGATAGTAGGATGATTAAAATATTAAATGAAAAACTAAGAGCTTAATGTATCAAAACATTTATTACGAAAGACAGAAAAATCTAATTCACTTATGGGATGATAAGAGTGGATACCAAACGTTTCCATATCGAAAATATGCTTATAAGAAAGACCCATATGGTGAGTATCGTTCTATGTATGGTGATAAATTAACTAAAGTTGGTAAGTGGGAGAAAGATGAAGCTGAGGATTTGTTTGAGTCTGATGTGCCTGAAACTACGAGAGTATTGGTTGATATATACGATAATGATTTACCATCAAATGGGCATAGAGTTTTAACGTTTGATATTGAGGTAGAAATGGTATCAGGTTTACCAAATACAAAAGAAGCCAAAAACGAAATCACAGCAATTGCTGCACACGATGGAGCAACTAAATTGTATGATGTATTCGTATTGGATAAAGAACGTAAAGTTAAAAATAACGCAACGAATTTTAACAAAGATGGTAGAGAAGTAAAAGTTCACATCTTTGATAATGAACGTAATCTACTATATGCTTTCCTTAATTACTATGAGGAAATTAACCCAACAATTTTAACGGGGTGGAATATTGACTTCTTTGATATTCCTTATTTATTTAATCGCATTAAAAATGTATGCGGCGAAGGTAATGCTAAACGATTATCACCAATAGGCGAATGTTTTTGGTCACCATATAGAGAGAAGTGGAGTTTTGGTGGTGTATCTATTTTGGATTATATCAATCTATATAAAACATACACTTACACATTAGAAGCATCTTATACCCTAAACTATATCGCTACCAAAGAATTGGGTAGAGGTAAGGTTGAGTACGAAGGAAGTTTAGATGATTTGTTTGAAAATGATTTGGAGAAATTCATTGAGTATAATATTGTCGATGTGGACTTGGTTGTAGCAATGGATGAGAAACTTCAGTTCATTGAATTATGTAGAGCAGTTTGTCACGCCGGATATGTACCATATGAAGATTATATATTTTCATCAAAATGGTTGGAGGGAGCTTGTTTAGGATATCTTAAAAAGAAAGGATTGGTAGCAACCAATAAACCAAAAGATAGAAAGGAGAGAATGCAAGCACTTCGTGATAATAACGAAGAGAAGTTTATCGGAGCATATGTAAAAGAACCCATCGTTGGTAAGTATGATTGGATTTACGATTTGGACTTAACATCTCTATATCCATCAATCATTATGACTCTGAATATCAGTCCTGAAACAAAGGTTGGTAAGATTCAAAATTGGGATGCAGAAGAAAATATTAGAGGAGTTGAAAAAACATATAAGTTAGTAGGTAAGGATGGTGATACTTACGAATATAGTACACAGGAATTAAAAGAAGTTATTAAAGATAGTAATTTAGGTGTTGCTGCAAATGGAGTCCTTTATACACAAGATAAGCCGGGTCTAATCGCAGATATTTTAAATGATTGGTTTCAAAAGCGTGTTGAGTTTAGAAAATTAGAAAAAAAATATGGTGAAGCGAAAGATACGGAAAAGTATGAATTTTATGCTAAAAGGCAGTTGGTTCAGAAGATTCTTCTTAATTCTATGTATGGTGTTCTTGGTCTTCCTGCCTTTCGGTTTTACGATATTGATAATGCAGAGGCAGTTACGATTACGGGCCAAACTGTTATTAAGAAAACAGCAGAGATGGCAAACATCAAATATTGGAAGGAACTCGGAACTAAGGAGGATTATAACGTTTACATTGATACTGATTCCATTTATATGATGGCAGAACCTTTAGTAAAGCATAGGCATCCTAATTATAAAGAGTTCGACCAAAATCGAATGGCTGAGGAGGTAAATGCAATCGCCGAAGAAACTCAAACATTCTTAAACTCATTCTATGATATGTTGGCAGAACGATTCTTCTTTATACCAAAAGATAAGCATAGATTTGAGATTAAAAAAGAGTACATCAGTAAAGCAGGATTTTGGGTAGCAAAGAAACGATACGCACAATGGATGATTCTAAAGAATGGTATCCCGTGTGATAAGTTAGATGTAAAAGGATTAGATGTAGTTCGTTCATCATTCCCCAAAGCATTTCAGGACTTTATGGCTAAGATGTTGAAAGATATCTTAATGGGTAAAGATAATGCCTATATGGATGAATCTCTCTTAGAGTTCAAAAAGAATATGATTAATTTGCCTGTAAACAAAATAGCAAAAGGTGGGGCAATCAAAGAGTTGAGCAAATATGATGATGGTACTTGGAGAAAAGATAGTGGATTGTCTATTGCTAACTTTGAGAAAGGAACTCCGGCGCACGTTAAAGCTGGTATCACTTACAATCGATTATTGAAATTCTTTAATTGTCCATATAAGCACGAACCAATTAGAGATGGTGATAAAGTAAAATGGGTATATCTTAAAAACAACCCATTAGGATTAGATACTGTGGCGTTCAAAGATTATAATGACCCAAATCAAATTATGGATTTCGTAGAGCAATATGTTGATAGAGATATGATTTATAAAGCTGAATTAGAAAACAAAGTAGATGATTTCTATAAAGCTCTAAAATGGGAAAAAGCATCAACAGAAGCTCAAACGGCTAAGAAGTTTTTCTCCTTTTAATTTGGAATATTAAAAAGTTTTTCTTATATTTGTAACAATAACATAAAATTTAAAAATTAGATTATGAACAAAAACAATTTACAAAGATTCATTCAAAAGTATTCACTTGGTGGAGTAATTGAATCGGTAGCATGGAACGCAGAAGGAAACAAATTATCTGTACGTTTCATTTCAGATGACAAGACAATGTTAGGTGAAGTAGATTTTAATGGCTTTACATCAAAACCATTCAATGTTGGTATTTACACTACATCATTGTTAAAAAATTTATTAGGTATTTTGGATAATGATTTATCCTTAAATGTAGATATGGTTGGCGATAAAGCAACTGTATTAAAATTAGTTTCTGATGAAACCGAAACTTCTTATCAATTGGCTGATTTGGGTGTAATTCCTGCGGTACCTGATTTGAAGCAATTGCCAGAATTTGGTATTAACATTGAGATGGCATCAACTATGATTGATAAGTTTATTAAAGCAAAAGGTGCGTTGAGTGACATCGATACATTCACTGTGTTTACCGAAGGTGGCGATTTGAAGATGGCTATTGGTTATTCAACTATTTCTACAAATAGAGTAACATTCACTTGTGAAAAAGGATTTAGTGGTGAAGTTAAACCAATTTCATTCTCCGCTAAGTATCTTAAAGAAATCTTAACGGCTAACAAAGAGGCTACATCGGCTAAATTAAAAGTATCAGTAGATGGTTTAGCACACGTTGAATTCATTATCGATGAGTTCGTTTGTAAATATTATTTAGTAGAAATTCAAAATTAATAAAATGGCAGAGCAATTAGACTTATTTCCAGATTTAGAGCCAATACAGCAAGGTTCTATTGAAATAGAAGAAACAAAAACTATCGAAGATGCTGAATGGTGTTTTCAATTCTTTAACAACGAACCAGTTGTTTTCGGATGGAATGATGAAGGTTCAACGGCAACCGCATTGGTATTACAAATTCAACCAAAGGAATCGGATGGATTAACTTTCCAACAAAATGGAATGACATTCAAAATTTTTCCTAGACCAATTAGCGAAGAATCTAAAAAACAAAGAAAAGAAGAAAATGCAAGTAAAAATTAAAAAATTACATCCGAAAGCAGTAATTCCTAATTATTCAAAGCCGGGAGATGCCGGCATGGATTTGGTAATTACATCCATCATTAACGAAAATAAAGAAGATATTTCATATGGATTTGGAATTTCTTTAGAAATACCTGAAGGATATGTGGGATTAGTATTCCCACGTTCATCAATCCGAAAATACGATTTGTTTTTAACAAATGCAGTGGGAGTAATTGATAGTGGATATAGAGGAGAATTGCAGGCAACCTTTAAAAAAATTGGACAGCATATATATGAAGTTGGTGATAGAGGTGCACAAATTATGATTTTACCATATCCGCAAATTCAATTTGAAGAAGTAGAAGAATTAACAAACACCGAAAGAGGCGAAGGCGGATTCGGTTCAACTGGAAAATAATATGAGTTTTTTCGCAAACGATATAAACAAAAGAGAACATAGTTTGTGGGTGGAGAAATACCGCCCACAAACTCTTGCTGACTATGTTGGTAATGAAACCATCAAAGAAACAATTCAGCAATATTTGGAAAACAATGATATTCCACATTTATTGTTATATGGTAAAGCAGGTACAGGTAAAACTACACTTGCTAAATTAATCGTAAATACAATCAAATGTGATTATATGATTATCAACGCATCGGATGAAAACAATGTGGATACCGTAAGAACGAAAGTTAAAAACTTTGCATCATCAGTAGGTTTTGCAGGTTTCAAAGTAATCATACTAGATGAGTTTGATTATATGACTCCAAACGCACAGGCGATTTTGAGAAACTTAATGGAAACATTTAGTAAACATTGTAGATTTATTCTAACGTGTAACTACATTGAGAAGATTATTGACCCGATTCAAAGTAGATGTCAATCATTCGCAATCACACCTCCAACTAAAAAAGATGTAGCAGTTCAGGTTGCTAAGATTTTAGATGCAGAGAAGATTAAGTACGAACCAAAGAATATGGCTGATATAATCAACTCATACTATCCCGATATTCGTAGAATCTTAAATACTTGCCAACTACAATCGGCTAAAGGTGAATTGAAAGTAGACCATGCAATTATGGTTGAATCCAATTTTCAAACTAAGTTGATTGATTTACTTAAATCATCTAATGATAAGCGAAACTTATTTATGAATATCAGACAAGCAGTAGCTGATAATCGATTAAATGATTATTCAGAAATGTACACTATGTTGTATGATAAGGTAGATGAGTATGCAGCTGGAAATACGGCAAACGTTATACTTACTATTGCAGATGGATTATCCAAAGATGCGTTAGTAGTAGATAAAGAAATAGTGTTTATGAGCACAATTATTCAAATTTTAAATATTATAAAGTAATGGAAAACAATATGCAATTTGCGACACAACCACAAATAGATTTAAAAGATACACGCGATATTCCGTGTGAATGTGGTAACTTACTTTTTATGTTAGGTTATAGATTCCGTAAGGCATCTAAATTATTGACCGGTGGTGATAGAGATACTGTAATGCCATTCGAAGTACCATTGTGTACTAATTGTGGTAAACCATTGGATGAATTTTTACCTGAAGAATTAAAAAGTGTAAAAGAAGAAAAATAATGGCAGCTAAAAAGTTATTCGACCATCTTAATGCAATTACGGCGGAGCAAGACCCAAACTATTTCGATAAGCTATCGGAAGAGGATTTAAAATCGTGGAGTAACTTTATGATTAATCGATTCCTTTCTATGAAACCAGAATGGGTTGAGCTTGTTGCCTCATTATTACCACTAACACAAACTCTTCAACCAAAAGAGATGTACAAATTATATATTAGCGTTTTACCAAAAGGTAAACAATATCTAAAATATACAAAAGGTAAATCGGAAGATAAGTATGAGGAATTTTTAGTGGAATTAATCAAAAAAGATTTTACAGTACCAGAATCACAGGCATTAGAATACATTGATATCCTATACTCAACCAGAGAAGGTAGAGAAAATATCAAATATATTTGTGAAAAATACGGCATAGAAAAAAAACAAATTACGAAACTGAAATTAAAGATATAATCTTTGGTTTATTCAAATAAATTTCGTATATTTGTAATATGGCTAGAGTATCATTTTCACAATATAGTATGTGGAGCAGTTGCCCACAACAATATAAACTAAGTTACATAGATGGATTATCACAATCCACATCCAATATACATTCTGTATTTGGTTCAGCAATGCACGAAACATTGCAAGAGTATTTAAGTAGATGCCTTCGTATCTCCAAATCACAAGCTGATAAGGGAATGGATACAAAGGCATTTCTTAAAGAAAAAATGAGAGAGATGTATCTCAAAGAATCCAACGAAGGTAAAGACCCAATTTGTACTAAAGAAGAATTAGTAGAATTTTTAGAAGATGGTAACCTTATATTGGATTACTTTCAAAAATCCAAAAACTTCAACAACTTTTTTTCATTAAAGTACGATGAGTTAGTTGCTATCGAACAACCAATCAACACTAAAATCAGAGAGCACATTAATTTCTTAGGTTTTATAGATTTGATTGTTAGAAGTAAGTTCGATGGTAAGTATAGAATCATTGACTTTAAAACATCAACTTCGGGTTGGAGTAAATACCAAAAGAAAGACCCTACAAAAAACGCACAAATTCTTTTATACAAAAAGTTTTATTCAGAAATGTTAGGAGTTTCTATGGATATGATAGATGTTGAGTTTATCATTCTAAAAAGAAAAGTTTCCGATAATACTGAATATCATATTCCACGTATTAGTAGACACGTTCCGGCTAATGGAAAACCATCCATTAATAAAGCATGGAGTGAGTTTAATCTATTTGTAGATAATGTGTTTAACGCAGATGGTACATATAGAACTGATGTAGATTATATGAAAAAACCATCCAAACTATGTGGATGGTGTGAATTTTATGGAACACATTGTGATGGAAAATAATTTTTTGTATATATATGTATATACAAATATTATCAACTATGGCAGATTTAAAATTAACTACGGTTAAGGTTATAAAAAGGTTATATGATGAGGATTTTAAAATAGCTACAATTCAAGGTGGATTAAATTTTCAAAGACTTGTTAATAGAACTTTAGACCTTTACACGAAAAACGAAGAATTTAGAAAACAATTAAACGAATACACTATACTACAAATTAGTGGTTCACAATTTTAAGAGAACAAAATAAGTTATGGCAAAGAAAAAAATCTTATTACTGTCCGATGACCTTCGAATGGCTAGTGGTATAGCCAATGTTTCCAAACAATTAGTATTAGGAACAGTAGATAAATACGATTGGGTTCAATTAGGAGCAGCAATTAAACATCCCGAAGCAGGAAAAATATTCGATTTAAATGAAGATGTTAGAAGGCAAACAGGCGTAGAAGATGCTAATGTAAAAATTTATCCGTTTGATGGATATGGTAATCCAGATGTTATTCGTCAATTATTGATGATGGAAAGACCGGATGCAATCTTACACTTTACCGACCCAAGATATTGGATTTGGTTATACGAAATTGAGCACGAAATTCGCCAATCAGTACCCCTTTTCTTTTATCATATTTGGGATGATTTGCCAGACCCAAAATACAATAGAGATTACTACGAAAGTTGTGATTGGATTGGATGTATTTCAAAGCAAACTTATGGTATTACTAAAAGAGTTTGGAGTTGGGATAAAGAAAAACATTGGGAAAAGCCAGCAGATTGGCAAGTAAGTTATGTACCACACGGTATCCGTTCAGATATCTACAAACCAGTAGATGTTCCTGAAGAGTTTAAAAAGAAAATCTTTGGTGATAAAGAATATGAATTTGTTCTTTATTGGACAAATAGAAATATTAGAAGAAAGCAACCTATTGACGTAATGTTATCATTTAATGCATTTAGAGAAGCATTGCCTGAAGAAAAGAGAGATAAGGTTGTTTTAGTTATGAAAACAAGACCTGTTGAAGAGCATGGTACTGATTTGATAAAAACAGCAGAACATTTGATGCCCGATGCAAAAATCATATTTGTTGATGAAAAACTAAAAGAAGAAGAATTAAACTATTTGTATAATTTAGCAGATGTAACAATTATGTTATCATCTAACGAAGGGTTTGGTTTGGGTACGGCTGAAAGTATTATGGCTGGAACTCCGATTATCACAACTGTTACGGGTGGATTGCAAGACCAATGTGGATTTAGAGATAAAGGTACAGGTAAATTATTTACCGCTGAGGATTATGTAGAAATTGGTTCATTACACGATAAGCATAAAAAGAATACGGTAGTTTGGGGAGATTGGGTTAAACCAATTTGGCCAGTTCGTTCAACAACAGGTTCAGTTCCTACTCCATATATCTTCGATGATAGAGTTGATTTTGAAGATGTAGCACCTTTGATTATGGATTGGTATAAAACTCCTATTGAAGATAGAAAAGCCGCAGGATTAAAAGGTAGAAAGTGGATGTTAGGAGATGGTAAATTAAGTAGAGAAGCAATGTGTGAATCATTAGTTGAAGGAATGGAAGGCGCATTTGCAAATTGGAAACCAAAAAAGAAATTTAAATTAATAAACGTTTAATATGAAACCAACATTAGTATTTCAGGCACCAGTAGCAACGAGAAGTGGATATGGTGACCATGCGAGAGATTTACTACACTCATTATATAAATTAGATAAATTCGAAATCAAAGTTATTAGTACTCGTTGGGGAGCAACTCCAATGGATGCACTTAATTATGATAAACCATTCCATAAATGGATTGTGGATAATATCATACAAAAGCCCGAACAAAAACCAGATGTTTATATTCAAGTGACTGTTCCAAACGAATTTCAACCATTAGGATTTTACAATATTGGAATTACTGCAGCAATTGAAACAACACATTGTGCATTAGATTGGGTTCACGGATGTAACCGAATGGATTTAATAATTACTCCATCGGAGCATGCTAAGAAAAGTTTAATTGATACTGTTTACAATGAGCAAGATAATCAAACAAAAAAATTAATAGCACAACATAGAATTACCAAACCGGTTGAAGTAATTTTTGAAGGATTTGATGAAGAAGATTTTGGAACGGATGTAGTTGCTAACATTAGCGATTTAGATGAAATCAAAGAAGATTTTGCTTTCCTATTTGTAGGACATTGGTTAAAGGGTGATTTGGGTGAAGATAGAAAAAATGTTGGAATGATGATTAAAACATTCGCAATGGCTTTCAAAAATGAAAAAGTAAAACCCGCTTTAATTCTAAAAACATCAACGGCTGGCTTTAGTGTAATGGATAGAGAAAGATTGATTTCAAAGATAAGGGAAACATTGGGTAAGGATTGCAAAAGTGTACCAGTTTATCTATTACATGGTGATTTGACACCATCACAAATGAACGGATTGTATGAACACCCAAAGGTAAAAGCAATGTTGAATTTTACAAAAGGTGAAGGATTTGGTAGACCATTGTTGGAATTCAGTTTAACGGGTAAGCCTGTAATCGTTTCTAATTGGAGTGGTCATTTGGACTTTTTAAAAAATGGGGCAGTATTGTTGGATGGTGAATTGAAAAATGTACACGAATCAGCAGCTGATAACTTTTTATTAAAAGAAGCAAAGTGGTTTAATGTGAATGTTTCCAAAGCACTTCCTTTGATTAAAGATGTTTATAAAAATTATGACAAATACAAAATAGAAGCATTTCAATTGGGTAAACAAAATAAACAAAATTTTAGTTTATCAAAAATGACTCAATTGTTTGATACTATTTTAAATCAGTATGGTATTTATAATAAGAAACAACCAACATTTCAACCAATGCAGTTACCTAAACTAAAAATGGTAAGTAAATAGTATGAATTACAACCCAATATATCGTAAATCGATTGATGATAGAAACGTTGTAGCTCCTAATAAAATGACTAGGGGTAGATTCTATCTTATAAAAGAGTACATATATGTGGATGGAGTAAAAGGTAGATTTACTGAAACAACCGCACCTATAATTTACACATTATTTGTATCACAATCTAAAGACATATTACATTGTGTAAAAGTATCAAATGTAAATCCAAATTTAATAAAAAAGTTTTTTGGTAAATTTGTAAATGAAGAAACAGAAAGATTAGAAATGAGAGGAGGGGCAAAAAAGTTCTATGAAAATATAGTTGCCAAAGTTCCAATCATAACAAACGATGCTTATAGAACTTATAAATTAAGCGGATTACAAAAGATAATAGAATTGACTATGGTTAATGAAATTACTCCAAAAAATATGAATGTTATTGGAATAGATAAAAAATCTCAATTAAAAGGTAGATAGTTATGAATTCAAAAGAATACGTTATTTGGCTTAAAGGTTTTGTAGAAGCCTGCCATGAATATGCACCAACTCCAAAACAATGGGATGCGTTAAAAGATAAATTAACAGAAGTTAATGATGATTCAACTCCATCATTTCCATTTGGAACTCCGAACACTACACCAGTAAACCCGTTTCCAAAATGGCAACAACCACATTATCCAAATCCATTTGATAAACCATTTATTGACCCATATAATCCATATAAAGTAACTTGTAGAGGAGAAGAAACACCAACCGGAACAACGATTACAACAACGCCTGGTGTAGGTTCTATTACGATTGCTAATCCACCATTTGGGTTCGGAGTAACATCAACTGCCTATGGATACCCAAGTGGTTCTGCATGGCATTATACAAATAATAAACCACATAATGAAGATTAAATGAAAAAAGTATTAGTTACAGGCGGAGCAGGATTTATTGGTTATAATTTAACAAACACACTCCTTAAAAAAGGATACGAAGTTGATATAATAGATAATCTTTCAATAGGTAAAGAAGCTAAAATACATCCATTTGCAAAATTTTTAGGTGGTGATATTAGAGCTATGGATAATATTAAAGATGAATCATATCAGTATATCTTTCATTTAGCAGCATTGAGTAGAATTCAACCATCATTCTCATTTCCAATGTTAACATTTAGTTCGAATGTAGATGGAACTAAGCAAGTTACTGATTATGCACACCATAATAAATGTAAGTTAATATATGCCGGTTCATCATCACGTCATCACAATCCAATGCTATCACCATACGCATTAACAAAGCATATGGGAGAAGAGTGGATTAAAATGTATAAAGAGGTATATGGATTAAACGCAGAAATAGCTCGCTTCTACAATGTTTATGGACCGGGTGAATTAGTTGGTTCGGATATGGCAGCTGTAATTGGTATATGGAGAGATGCTATTTCAAAGGGAGAACCAATTCTAATACATGGTGATGGTGAGCAAAGAAGAGATTTTACACACGTTGATGACATTGTGGATGGATTAATCAGAATAGCTGAAAGTAGTGAAAAGCATGAAGATGCTTGGGAATTAGGAACTGGTTGTAATTATTCCCTAAACGAATTAGCAGATATGTTAGATTACCCAAATAGAAAATATGTAGATGATGTGAAAGGTAATTACCGAAAAACATTAAGATTAAATAATGATGCCGTTGAAAGATTAGGATGGCAACCAACCGATAAATTAAAAAGTTATATAGATGAAATTAAGTTATGCAATAACGGCTTGTAATGAACATGAAGAAATTATAAGATTAGTTACACAATTACTAAACTACAAAGGAGAAAATTCAGAAATTGTAGTTCTTTTAGATACTCCCAAAGCACCAACCGAAATGGTTGAGTATTTGGAACTTCAAGCAAACGCAGATTATATTACTCTAATTGAATCTGAATTCGATAACGATTTTGCTCATTGGAAAAACTTTTTAAATTCAAATTGTAAGGGTGAGTGGATTTTTCAATTAGATGCAGATGAGTATTTAGACCCAAACCTTATTGTTAATTTAGAAGATATATTGGAGAATAATATCGATAAAGATTTAATTGTAGTTCCACGCATAAATACAGTGGAAGGATTGACAGAAGAGCATATCCAAAAGTGGGGATGGAGAGTAGATGAAAAAGGTTGGGTTAACTTTCCAGATGTTCAGACCCGTATCTATAAAAACAAAGAAACGATTGGTTGGGCTGGAAAAGTACATGAAAGAATTGGTGGGTTTGAATCATACACAGCTTTTCCATCGGATGAAATGTATTGTATAAAACATCCAAAAACAATTCAAAGACAAGAGAAGCAAAACAATTATTACGAAACTTTATAATGGTACATGTTTACTATCACATATATGCAATAGATGGGGTAGAAACCATAATAAGTGAGCAATTAGAATTGCTTAGAAATAAATTTGATTTTGAATATAATTTAAATATAGGAATTTCGATAGCTGATAAAAATGTATCAACATCAAAAGTATTATCTTTATTAGATAAAACAAAAATAAGAGATGTTAGAGCTAATGGACATGAATTTGTTACGTTAGAGCTGATTGAATCAGATAGAAATAGATTTAATGATTCGGATTATGTTTTTTATTTTCATACAAAGGGAGCATCTAAACTAAAAGATTCAAATTATGAAAATATAGAAGATTGGAGAAATTTGATGATGTACTTCAATGTTGAAAAAGCTAATGATGCATTTACTATATTTGAAAGAACAAAATATAATACGTTTGGATGTGTGTTGGATTCGATTCCATTATGCCAATTTTACTCTGGTAACTTTTGGTGGGCCAAAGCTGATTATATAAAAACGATAAATTTAGAAAACGTAAAAAGAAATAGATTTAATGCCGAATTACAATTTATTCAATTAGGTAACAATTGGAAACCATATTCAATATTCAATAGTAAGGTGAATCATTATATGGAAAGATTTCCAAAAGAAAAATACAAATTATGACAAAATTAATTATTTTCGATTTAGATGGAGTATTAGTTGAAGCCAAAGATATACATTTTAAAACCCTAAACCAAGCTCTTTGGGAAATAGGGCAGAGTGATAAGTATGTTATATCAGAAGCAGAACATCTTTCGATTTATGATGGATTAAAAACCAACCAGAAATTGGAGTTATTAACGCAAAATAAAGGATTACATCCAAACACATATGAAAAAGTTTGGAATAGAAAGCAACATCTAACAATCGAAGCAATAACAGAACTACAATTGGATTTTGATAAAATAGAATTATTTAAGGAATTACGAAGTAGAGGATATAAGTTGGCATGTTGCTCAAACTCAATTAGAAGGTCTGTATTGGTTATGTTGGCTAAGATAGGAATTATTGAGTATATGGATTTAATTCTCTCTAATGAGGATGTAAAGAACTCTAAACCGCATCCTGAAATGTATTGGAAGGCTATGAGTATGATGGGTGTGCTACCCGAAGAAACTCTAATTGTAGAGGATTCTCCGCATGGGTTATTAGCTGCAAGTAGAAGTAGAGCAAACGTATTGAGAGTTGATAATCCAAAAGATTTGGTTTTATCAAAAATTATTAGTAAATTAGATGAAACAAAAAATAAAATTATGAGCATACCAAAATGGCAAGGTGGTAAGATGAATGTTCTTATCCCAATGGCAGGAGCAGGAAGTAGATTTGCACAAGCGGGTTATACATTTCCAAAACCATTAATCGATGTGGAAGGTAAACCAATGATTCAGGTTGTAGTTGATAACCTAAACGTAGATGCAAACTTTATATATGTAGTTCAAAAAGAACATAGAGCTAAATTCAATTTAGATACATTATTAAATCTAATTACCCCAAATTGTAAAATTGTAGAAGTTGATGGAATGACAGAGGGAGCTGCGTGTACAACTCTTTTAGCAAAAGAATATATCAATAATGATGAACCATTGCTTATGGCAAATTCTGACCAATTCGTAGAATGGGATAGTAATGAATTTATGTATAAGATGGTTGAGCAAAAAGTAGATGGTGGTATTCTTTCATTTACAGCAACACATCCTAAATGGTCATTTGCTAAAGTGGATGAGTATGGATATGTAACAGAAGTAGCAGAGAAAAACCCAATTTCAGATATAGCAACTGTTGGTGTGTACTATTGGGCTAAAGGTTCTGATTATGTAAAGTATGCAGAGCAGATGATTGAAAAGAATATCCGAACAAATAATGAGTTCTATGTTTGCCCTGTTTTCAATGAAGCAATCAAAGATTGTAAAAAGATTAAAACATTCAACATTGAAAAAATGTGGGGATTGGGTACGCCTGAAGATTTAAAGTATTACTTAGAAAATTATAAGAAATAATGGGAAAATGGGTAGTATATTGTGCAGGTAACTCACAATACATTTTATCGGAAAACAAAGAACCGATTCGTATGCTAAAATCATTTCAAAAATATTTTGAAAACGAGTTGGATTATGTATATTTTACAGATGTAAATGAAGATAGATTGGATGAGGTTGAAAAACTTTGTGAAGATAATGGTATTACCTTAGTAAAAGGAGATTGTAAAAAGAATTATAAAGATTATACTGATATACAATTTACATCAGATGGTAAAGAAGGTAGGTGGCCAGATGCTATGTATTGGTATTGCGATGCACCTGAATATTTAAAATCAAATTACGATTACGCAATAAAATGTGATGGTGATATGATGTGTAATTCTCACTTTGATTTATTTGAATTGGAAAGTGATTTACCAATATCAATTGCCGATGCACCAAAATGGTATGACCCATTTGACAAGTATTCGGCAAATGCAGGATTTCAAATAATCAACATATCACAATATTTGGAAGAAAACATAAGTTCTTTATTCAGAGATGCGGCTAAGCAAATAAAAAGATTTAACAGCGATACGCCCGCATTGGATTATTTTGTAGGTTCTAATCAGATATTTGTTACCTATCTAAGTTCCGATTATAACTATTTATTGTTTGATGTAAACGAAGTTAATAACTTAAAATTGGAAGATGTTTCAACTGTAAAAATATTTCATTTTGTAGATAGTAAACCACATAGTTTGAATCCAAAAATGATTGGTTCTATAAAAGAATATTTTTCTAAAATTTATTTAAATGAATAAGACTCAATTAATTAATCATTACCTTTCTAAAAAGGATTTTAAAAAATACCTTGAAATAGGTGTTCATCAAGGACATAGCTATAATTTAGTAGATGCTATAATAAAAGACTCGGTTGACCCAAATGAAGAAAGCCCTGCAATATATCATATGACATCTGATGAGTTTTTTGAAAAAATAGGTCCTACTTTGGGATATAAGTATGATGTAATTTTTATAGATGGACTACATCACACAGAGC